ATGGTGACATCAGATGTCCCGTTCATTACATCAGCGAACCCGCTCATGTAGCGCTGGTACATCGTGAAGGTTTCAGCAATATCCTGCGCCAGACCATCCACGCTCAGACTGTCACTCAGAAGAATGGCAAACCGGGTTCCAGCGGGAACTGTTGGGTTAGCTGCTGGCGTAACGGTAAGAGAGGTTGCGCTTCCAATCGCGGTAATCTGAAAAACCTGCGCCGGACTGGTCAGGGCGATAACAGTGCAGCCGTTACGAATAAGAGAACCAGCAGCAGTGAAGTTTGTGCCGGTACCTGTAAGGGTGTTTCCGCTGATGGCGATAGTGCCAGTGGTATAAATCATGTTTTCTCCAGGCAATAAAAAACCCCGCCGAAGCGAGGTTGATTAAAAAGACAGTTTATTCAGACGTACATATCGGGTAGAACGGGAAGGTTCAGTGGCGTTACCGTGTCATTACCAAAAATTGCATACCGCTCGCGCCCAAGATATTTCCCACCCTGAACTGAAGCACTGCCGTTCTGTATTTTTATTCCGAACATTCTATACACGTACATGCCATTTACTTCGTGAGCCATCAGCCCGAATCTGCCCAGCGGTACATAGCCGCTGCCGATGCTCACGGCATTTTTCGAAGGTGTCCATAGCTGGTTGAGGTAGACGAAAGGCCGCTTTGTCGTTGAAAACGTGCAGGCCCCGGCTGCATTGAAGATGTTGAGCCCGGTGCCCGGCTGAGGCGCCACGCCACTGGCAAAGATGACAATATCTATCGTGCCGGTCGTCGGAGCATCATCGTTGGTGGATGGAGGGCTGAAGAACCTGACGGTGTTGCCATCGAAATCGACGGTGTTACCGCTATTGCAGCGCCCAAAGACGATATATTTGGACTTGTCGTACCCCGCTATCGTGGGAACTGTCCAGCCGCCTGTGGGGATATTGACGGTCCCCTTCCAGATACACTGCCCTGACTGCGTGGCATTGGTTATGGAGGTGAAGTCAGTGCTGTTGCTGATGAGAAGACCCACACCACTACGCTGGCCTGACGGAAATATCTGCCAGAGGCTACCGGGGAACGTGTACGTACTTTCGCGCTCACTGATGCTTACATCCTTCATCGTGGAGTTCTGCGTCACGCGGCCACCGGATATGGTGACCGAGTTCATTTTATGAAGCAGCCCTGAATCAAGATAAGCCGTTGCGTGAGGGATAAACAGCACCTGCGCCCCGGAAACATAACCGGCAATATCAGCGTACTTGGCTTTCTGGTAGCCACTGTCAAAGTAAGCCCCAAAAGACGGGCACCGAAGACCCGCCGTTATCTCCATGCGCTTTCCACCATCATTCAGGTCAATCAGTAGTCCTCTTGGCATATTATTCCCATTCTCCAAGTACGATACGTCCGCCTCCGGTCAGGTTGATAGTTACACCATTACTGTCTATCACCGTCGCCTTGTTCGGCCCGCTAAACCCGAAATTACCAGTCGTTGCATACAAAGCCCCGCGAACGGTGACATTGTTCAGTTCAGCGTTACCACTTTTCGGCATATTCCAGCCTGTCTTCCCGGTCACAAAATTATTGGATTTCAGTGAATCGGTAATTTTTGCGAACTGGATGCTGGCATCCCTGAAGTAAGCATCGTTGATGAACACCTGCCCGTTCTGGATAACGAACGGTAAGGTCACCGTGGCTCCGGCCTGGTGCGTTACGGCGAAGCGGTCAGCCAGGAAGATAACCTGCGACTGCATGCCGGACGGCGTATTCTCCACGCCGATCCCCATCCCTGCCGCGTAAAGCTGACCATTGCTGGATAACCCGACCTTGATACTGTACATCGCCTTCAGGTCCCCGTTAACGTTCGCGATGGCCTGAGCGTTAGTAGTAATGGCTGAAGTGTGCCCGTTGATGGTCGCCGTAATGCCGTTTATCTGCGTGGCTGTGGCCTGCTGGTAATCGGAGAACGTCTGGTTCAGGCTGTTGATGGATGCTTTATTGCCGTTCACGTCAGCCTGCAAGCTCAGCAGCGAACGTGCTGTTGCCTCCCTGTCGCTTGCCATGACGTTATCAATACGATCGATGCCGGCCTTGCTGTCACCGTACTGCGCGCTGAGTCTCACCCGCTGATCAACCTGCGCCAGCGTACTCGTTATTAGTGCGATAGCGTTATTCTGGATGCCGCCGCTGGCAGTATCGGTTCTTGCTCCCAGCTCCTCCAGGCGGGATGCCATTGATGAAGTCGTGTCGGTGACCTCGGTAATTCCCGCCTCGTTCTGCTCAGTTTTTGCCTCAAGACGAGTAACATCCGTGACGCGAGCCTCCGTCTCAGTGGCGATCACCTCCCGGAGCTGTTCGAAAGTCGCAGAGTTAGCGCCCTGTTGGGCTGTCTGGCGCACGACAACATCGGCAATAGCCAGCGCGTTTCCGATGATTGCTTCAGCGGTCTGCTTGTTCGAGCCAACCGCAGCAGCAAGGCCGTCTGCGTTCTCTTTGATTGCATCAGCCAGTTCTGCCAGTTTTCCACTGCTGTCCACCGCGTTCTCGATCAGGTCTTTGAACGTATCGGAACCTTTCATGTCCTCAAGAATGGCATCGGTGATATCGGATACATCGATGCTGGCCTGCCCGCGCACAAAGTCTGTATACCCTGATTCGTTTCCGCTTCGATCTACCAGCTGCGCCCGGTACCAGAAAGTCTGCCCTGCCTTAAGGCCCATCTGCTGATACTTGCGCTGCGGATAGGGTACGTCTGCCAGCAGCATCGCATCGTCTTCCGTTCCGGTCAGGCTGTACTGAATTTCCGTCTTAAGCGTGTCGTCGGTGTTCGCCGGGAATCCCCAGCTCAGCTCGATACCGAAAACCACATTATCAGAAGCGATGAAGCCGACCGGTTTCGGCGGATTTCCCACTTTCCCCGTCAGCGTTTTCTCTTCTGAATAGCCCCATCCGGACGAGATTTCTGCGGCATTGATTGCGCGTACGCGCACCAGGTAGCGCCCGGCATAAATCCCGGGGACGTCGAATGACGTGGTGGAGCTGCGCGGCACGTTAACCCAGTTCCCATCGTTGCGGCGCCATTGCGCTTCATAGGCGATAGCGTTCTGCGCCTGGTCCCAGCTCACGCGCATCGTTTCGACGCTGATATTTTGCTGCACCACAGAAAACGAGCTGATCACGATGTTCGCAGGCGGCGACTGGTTGCCCGGCGGGATCACGCTCACCGGCCGCTGGTCAATGATGGCTCCGGTATCAATTCGGGCATATTTATCCGGATCGTGCCATGCACCGGTAATGGTGAAAGTGCCATCATCGTTATCAGCGACACTCACAACGCGATACTGCTGCGCGTAGAGTTCGTTTGACTCAACCACCCAGACAGCTTCGGCCTGAGGCGTCTCACTGTACGCGGTGGTGGCTGTGACCGATTCCCCGTTAACCGCCTGAATGGTCCTGCTCTGTGACGCTCCGGAGGGAAGGTTGAGGATAAGGCGATCACCTGCTGCCGCATCAGCTACACGGTCAAGTTTGATAACGCGACCATTAACGGCGCTGATGCGGCCGCCCATAACCTTTCCGGAAAGCAGCTCGTCTGCCACAGCGATGATATAGCCAGGCTGCGGTATGTTTCCGTCCAGCCCGACATCGAACGAAACAACTCGATCCTTGTTGTTGGTGAGAATACCCCAGCGCCCCTTTCGGTTCGCTTCTGACTGTCTGGTACAGCCAATGGCTGTCATTTCCAGCTGATTGAAGCCGTACCGCGCCACCAGCGCCTGCTCGAACACGGGTTCCATCGCGTCAGCATAGGCGTTACCGGGATCGGACCATGAAACCAGCGCTGTAGTGTAGCGGGTTTTCGTTGTGCTGCTTGAATAGGTGAAGCGACCGCCAACAACGTTAGCGCGCGTGTAGCTGTAATCCACATCACGGGGCATATCGGCCAGAGCAACGATCTGATCGCCACCCCAGTACGTCATGCCACGGAATATGGCCGCAAAATCACGCAGGACTGTATAAGCGTCGTTTCGGTCCTGGATGTACACGTTGCAGGTATAGCGTGGTTCTGTTCTATCGCCACCCTTACCGTCCGGCACCATCTGATCGCAATATTGAGCGACCTGATAAAGCGTCCACTTATCGATGTTAGCGGCAGTCAAACGGTGACCGAGGCCGAACCGGTCAGAAACAACCAGATCGTAAAAAATCCACGCAGGGTTATCCGTCCATGCCCACTTAAACGCCCCGGTCCATGTCCCGCTGTAAGAGCGGGTTTCTGGGTCGTAAGTATCAGGAACCCGAATAACGCGGCCACGAGGCTCACAGGAGATCTGAGGTATAGAGCCATTAAACTGGCTGGAGTCGAATTCAATGTAGAGCAGCGCGGTGTTCGGATATCGCAATTTCGCATCAATCACCTCAGTGAAGCTCTGTAGCGTCATCGTGTCGCCGATTTTCGCGCTGTTGGCGTCAGCGGTAATTTTGCGTAGTCTGATTGTCCAGGTGCTGCCCGCCTGAGGTAAATCAATACGGTGGCTACGCTCATAACCTGAGGTCGTTTTCCCGGTCACACTGGTATTGAGGACTGTCTGCCATGTCCCGCCGTCCGTCTGCAAGTCAATCGCATAATTAACCGAGTAACCAACCAGATCGCCATCGTCCTCCTGCTTGAAAAGCGAAGGCCATTTCAGGCGTAAACGAACCGCCGAAAGCTGGGTATTGGTGAAGGTTCGTGTCCACGCTGTAGCGCTCGTTACCTCGGTTCCCACGCTGATTTCGTTTTCGGTACCGGGAATGCCCTGAATGTACTTCTGGGCCTGAGTACCCGAGCGAAATTCCCACGTAACGCCACTGAAGTTTTGGGAGCCGTCGGCGTTCTCCAGCGCCGTTCCGTCCAGGTAGATATCCTTCCCGGTGAGCTGTCCAGCAAACTCCCCTTCCCCAAGCGCAACGAGGATCTTTGCCTTCGCTACAGATTGCAGATCATCAGGCTGTTCGGTAGGAGTTCGGGAACTGGAGCTCCCCCCTTTTCGTCCGGTAATTTTATTCGCCATATCGCGCCCATAAAAAAAGCCACCCGAAGGTGGCTTGTAAAAAAGGTTTGTTATCTACTGCTGATCTTCGACATAAATCCCGGCGGAAATAATTGCCCCGCCGATTCGCCGGCGGCCGTAAAGGAGCGGAACCGGGTAACCCTGTGCGGCGGTGTTTGTGACCCCGCCGAACGCATACGATGCACGGTTATCTGCGCTTTGTTTGCTGGCCAGGCCCCCGGGTTGAGGCGAAAGCATCTGAACAACTCCACCAGCGATCATAGCTGCACCAAACTTCGCGGCTCCGTAACCAACAGCAGATAGTGTTCCACCAGAAAGCATTCCAACTGCAATCCCCGCAACGACAAGAACAGCTCCAAGAATTGTCTGTAAAACTCCAGCTTTTTTACTTCCGATCACTACAGGGACAATTCGAATAACTTCACCTGTTACCGGAAAACCAAAATCATCTTTTCCGATATTTTTTTTATCTTTAAAGACGGCGTAGGTCAGGCCCCTTGCTTTGCTGGTTATCAAAAATTTCTCCAGCCCGTCTATTGTTTTTGTAAGTGAGTTGATCGCCTCTGCGGTTGTTCTTATTAGACGATGGTGAATCATCCCGTAGGTTTTACCCAAAACACCGCCGAGCTCAATTCTGGTCATAACCTCTGACATTTTCATTCTCCATAAAAAAAGCCACCCGAAGGTGGCTTAGATTATTTTAGGGTTTTCAAAGACATGATCTGGCGGCCTTAGCCCAGTGGTCGTTCCATCCTTTCGCGACGGCATAAACCTTTATATCGCTTCCGCCTGTCGCTGATTTATCGATATTCACCACTGAAAGAGCACCGAATATATCGTCTGATGCTGTGATTTTGTATCCTGATTCAGTGGGTATGCTTGAGCTTGAAGATCGTAGCTCCACCCATTTAGGAGCAAGGCAACGATTAACCTCATCAACAGTTTTTGTTGAATGCTCTGATAGGATAGGTTTTTGTTCTTCTAGTGAAGAAACAGAACATCCCATCAGCAGGAAGATAAAAATTGGGAGGATAATCTTTTTCATGGCACATCAGTCCCTTTGACAGATTGACTCATAGGAATCAATTTTCTTCTGGTCTTGGTCATTAATAATGATGATTGGTCCATGATTATTGACCTTTCCATCTTTGACCTCAATCCGCACATAATATGGTTTTTTACCCGTGTATGCGCCGTATGAATTTTTAGCATTCACATAACCGCAAACATATCCAGAATTTTCACCAAAATCACGGAAAAATGATTCAAACTTGGCACTGTCCGGATCTTTAAGGGTGTCTTTGACCAAGGACTCCCCCATGTCAATAAAATCCTTTTCAGAAGGTGTGCAACCAACAATAATCAGGCTACACGCTAATATCGAAAGAAATTTCCTCATATCCCTAACCCCTTTTTTCGTTTTGCAAAAGGTTAGCACAGAGATTTGTAACGGAGAATCTTCATCGTTCGTTCCTGCCAGTATCCACCATACGGCACGCGCTGACTCAGGTGACCGTACAGGTGGTGCAGCAGCATATTGCCCTCCAGCAATATACCCGCGTGGTTCCACTTATCAGCCTGCACCTGCATGATCACCATATCGCCAGGTTTCGGCGGCCCGTCGAATTCACGGAATCCGCACTCGTACCAGCAATCCTGATAGAAGTTGTCCGGATATTCGTTTTCCCACCAGGGATAATCAACCCGGTAATCGTGGAGTTCGATACCATGCGTTTGCCGGAAATAGCTCATTACCAGCCCCCAGCAGTCGAAGTGACCAAGTACAAACGGGCGCTCCAGCAGTGGCAACTCTCCGCGCGGCTGAATGGTGCGCAAATCCCCCTCGGGCCAGCTCACGATATGCCAGGGTAAAAGCGTTGCGTCGCATTGCGCTTTATCCAGTTCGCTCGGCTGCGTAGTGGCGTCAGGGTGGCTGTGAACGATGGCGATCACCGTACCCCAGTCCTCAGCAGATGCGTAATCTTCCGGGCAAAGGACAAAATTGTCCTCCGGCGCCGCGGCAAGATTCCGGCAAGGAAAATAACGTTCAACGCGGCTTTTCTGCGTCACCACACCACAGCACTCACGAGGATATTCAGCGGCAGCATGCGCCATAATCGCATCAATTGTTTTCTGACGCATATCAGCTCCTGATCAGCGACGTACCCGGGAACCCACCAAACGAGAGTTCGTTGTTTTCACCGAACCGAAGTTTGCAGGCCGACAGCGTTCCGTTGCATTCATCCAGTGACGGATCGCTTACCGGGTTGTTGTTTTTGTCGAAATAGCGCGTACCGGCATAGTCGCAGCCGTCGCCGGTGCGGTACTTATTACGAATGCACCATGTGCACAGGGAATGAAGCTGCCGCGTGGGGATCATTTGTCCCTGAAGATCCATAGGGCTGGACAGTACAAACTCGATGGTTTCGCCGGCAAGCTCGGTCGTTTTCCCGTCGATATACCAGACCTGAATTTTCTCCTGAGTCGGATCTGCTGTAGGGTTACCGCCTGCGAAGTTTTTCGCATCGAGATATTTTGCCTTTGTGTCGTGAATAGTGACCTTGGCCTGAAGCAAATCGTCATACGCAAGACACAGGGCAGAAATAGAGCTTTCGATGTTCGCGACCGTCAGTGATGGCGTCGCATTGCTGCCACTGGTCGATTTCTCCAACCCTTCCAGCTGATACGGCCAGGCGGAATATTCATTACCCTGCCACCAGATTGGTTTCGCCGGGAGCTTGGCCTCATCCCCGCCGGCGGCGACTATTTCCGCTTCGGTGTGGGGAATGTTGTAATTATGAAAGCGGAGAACTTCCGTCAGTCCAAAAGAAGAACCGTCCACCTCAATCAGGCGAACGTCGTTCCCTGATTCCAGCTTCTGATAGTCTGCGTTTAAGCTCATGGTTTAAATGCCTGGATGAATATTGCTTCAAGGTTGAATTTCCCAGCGCCGAGCCCGGTGGGTTTATACGTTTCGCAACGATACAAACCTAAAGGTTCGAGCGGTGGCTTCCACTGAAAGGCTTTCGTCCCTTCATGCCTGTCGAGAAAAGATTTAATGGCGGAAATGTAGGTTTCGTTGCCAGTAAAGTTGAGCGTCCACTGCTGGGTTCTGGTATTCAATCCATCCCCTGAAACCTGCTCATATCCATCACCAAACTGAGCTTTCCTGACGCGGAAATTTATATCTGCCTCAGCGTTAATTCGTGGGCACCAGGTGAAAGTTTCGATAGCCATTTTTATCGGGTTCCTTTCATTGCGTTCCAGATGTCACCGCCAGGGCGAATATCTCGCATGATGTTCTGCTTATATCGCTGATCAACATATTTACCGACATCAGCACCAAACTGCTCAAGGCCGGTTGAAGTCTGCGTGGAGGTATTTCCGTTGCCATCGATGGTGATATAAACCTGTGGCGCCGAAGATACAGACTGACCACCACCAGCGCCGACCGCACGAACACCGAGTGAACCATCCGGTGCGCGGGTCAGCGGCATGATTGCCTCCGGCCCAGCCTCGCCCATGATTCCGGCCCCGCCTTTCGCGAAAGCGAACATGGTGGGGTTTCTGACGATCCCATTACTGAAAGCGCTCAGAGATGGAGAGTCATAAACGCCGCCTTTAGCGTTAAACTGGAAGCTCGAACCGTAACTGGAAACCGCAGTACCGGTGCTGGCTGATGCTCCCGCGCCGCCCCCGAAGAAGCTGCCTACGCTGCCGATGAGTGAGCCAAAAATGCCAGAACTGGAAGACCCACCCCCCATCGCGCTGACCACTGCCATTTGCAAAGCGACTTTTTCGATAATCTGTAAAACAGAGATACCCCAGGATTTCCAGCTGACCTTATTGCCTTCCAGCATTGAGGTGACATTACTAAACGCGCTGTCGAGTGTGGTTTTCACTCCATCAGAAACCGTGCCAGAAACATTGCTGATTTCATCGAACCAGTTGGCATAGCCGCGCGATACTCCAGCCATCCAGTCCGCTTCAGCTGCTGCTATAGCCTTGTATTTCTTATCCAGGTCATCGAGGGCAGCCGCCCGCTGTGCGATGGCCTCAGTGCCTCCGTCCGTTTTAGCAAAAACACGCTCGATCTGTTGCGTCTCGTCGAACCGGCTGCGCTGGCGATCACTCATGCCTGCGGTTTCGGTTGTCAGTGTCGCCTCATCCCTGAACTTTCGGGCCGCTTCAGTTAAATCCTTCAGGGCATCGGCTTGTTCGCGCTGCTTGCGCACGTTCTCGTCGGCTTTTTGCGTCCATTTTGCCAGCTCTGCTGATGACGCCTGGATAGCCTTGCGCTGCTCATCGGTCCATTTAGTGCCTGCCTGATGCGACGCTGCATAGAGCTCAGACGCTTTTTCTCCTTCCGTTGCCCTGACGCGTTGCACATCGATAGCCACGCTCAGATCGGCCATTTTGCGGGCATATTGCTCAGCGGTGCTGGCTGCTGCGCGCTCAGCTTTACTCTGAGCACTTGAGGCGGCAGTAGAGGTTTTTTTTGCCTCGGCTGCTGCTGCATCCTTTTTGGCGGCCTGATCCTTGTTGTAGATGTACTGGGTATAAAGTGCTCCAGTCAGCTTTAGATCTTCCGCTTCATAAACGTGCTGCTGATGAAGTTTCTCTAATCCACTTAAGCTGGCCAGCTCATTTTCGCGGCGTGATCGTTCCAGTGCTGTTTGTTGCTGAGGCGTTGCATTAGCCAGTGAGACCACTGGCCCGGCATACTGCGGAGGTTTAGCGCCTGCGGTTGCTGACATTGAGCGGTTTAGCAGGTCATAGGCACCTTTCAGGATTGAGACGGCGCCAGCCTGTTCGATAGCCTTTTGCGTTGCCAGGTCGCTGGCATCGTTTACCAGCTTCTGCGTTTGTTCGACTTTTGAAGCGGCCTGTTCGCGCTGATACTCCAGCTGGTTCAGCTTATCGGTAAGTTCGATGTTTTTGGCCGTGATGTCGGCCTGGTCCATGAAAGTATTGATCAAGGTCAGCGTCGGATGGCGGTTATAATCCTGCTGGATTTGGTCAACCGCCTTGAGGCTGTCTTTCACCTTCGCGATCTGAGAGTCGAGGTCGGCCAGGTCTTGCTTTTGCGCCTGTAAAGAGGTCCGCGCATCTGCGGCGGTCGAGCGAAGGCCGAGCACAGACATCTGCTGGAGTTTGGTGTTGATCTCGTCAAGGTTGTTGGCAAAGCCCACAGCCTCACGGTGTACCTGCTGGGTATGCTGATAAAGACCGTACATAGCAGCCCCGGCGCCGATAATAACGCCAGGCCAGCCACCGAGAATGCCCAACACTCCGCTACCCAGCCGTGACATCACCGAGGCTGTATTGGTGAGGTTGTTAACGGCAGAAGCCCTGCCAGCAATCGCTGTGTTCAGGGATGCCTGAGCTGCGGCAAGATTACGTTCGGCAACAATCTGAGCCTCAATACTTGTCGCAGCTGCGCGCGCCTGTTGAGCGCGGTAAACCGCCTGGCGGCCAGCAGCAACGCTAACCTGAGCGCCACGGACCTGAGCCTGAGCCAGCGCAACCTCGGCGGCCGTATTAGCGAGCACTGCACGGGTTGACTGGCCGACGCTGCCTACCATATTGCCAAAATAGCGAGCCAGACCCACGCCAACAAGAATACCGGCCGTGTTTGCCACATCATCAATGTTATTCGCCAGACCATCCAGCACGCCGGATAGCGTGGAGGATGCGCCGACGGCATCGTTCGCCCCGCCAACCCAGGCGAGAAAAGCATTTTGCACTTTCTGTGCAGATCCGCTGATGGATGCTGGCAAGGTGTCGAATTCTTTACGCAGGATCTCTACGTTTGTCAGCAGCGGGACGATCTTGTTGGTCGTCAGCTCGCCGTTGTTGGCCATATTTCGCAGGCCACCAACAGTGGTACCCAGACCATCAGCCAGCAGTTTCGCCAGGCGGCCACCGTTCTCCATGATGGAGTTAAATTCTTCGCCTCGCAAAACACCTGAGCCAAGCGCCTGGCTAAGCTGGGTGATAACAGAGCTCGCCTCTTCGGTACTGGCGCCAGACAGCTTCAGCGAGGTTGCTACGGTTTCCGTAACTTTTGCGACGTCAGCAGAAGCGTAACCGGCATCACGCAGGGACTGCGCAATTCTGCTGTATAAGTTGCTGTTTGCCTCGAGGGATGTTCCGGTGCGCTGGCTAATCTCCATCAGCACGCGCTGGGATTGCACGTAATCCTCACTGGAAGAGGACGCAAGGCGAAGACGGCCATTCAGCTGGTTCCAGGTATCAGCAAACTGAACAAGTTGATGCGTGGCAAATGCCCCAGCCCATGCCCCGGCAAGCTCAGTCGCAGAAGAGCGCACGCTAGCAAGCTGAGAATTCAGTTCAGCCAAAGACCGCTGAGTTTCACGCGTGGCCGCTGCTGCTTTTTTCCCGCCCTGTTCCATAGTGCGGTAGTAATCCGTCCCCATACGGGACGCTCTGGCGATCTCAGACTGAAAAGAAGACGAGTTCGCAGAAATTTTGATGATTAGCTCGCGCAGCGTTGCCATATTTCACCCATAAAAAAGCCCGCAGCCGCGGGCGTCAAAGACTGGACATCCATTCTTCAAGTTCAGAGACTTCATAGCCTTCTTCCTGCTCACCCCATTTCAGCATCACGTCAGGTATGGTGAATTTCCCGCCCTGAGAGTTCAGCATTGCAACGCAGATCTGCGCCGCCTGTGCATCGGAACGCCAGTCCCCAACAGGACTTAAGCGGTCAAACTCGATCCACATTTTGAGCTCGCTGGCGGTTATGGTCTGGCGCAGCTCGTGCAGAGTGCGCCCCATCCGAAGCGCCAGTGACATCAGGAAGAAGGTCAGCGGCTGCTTTACGGCTTTCCCGCTTCTTCCTGACTCATTCCGAGTCCAAGAGCCTGAGCCAGCAGGCGCGCATGCACAGGACCATAAATTTTGGATACCAGCTCCTGATCCTCTTCACTGAATACGCGCTCGCCGTTTTCATCCAGCAGTACGTCAATAAACAGAACCACATCCGCCTCTTTGTTACGCAGGAACTTCTCCGCCTCCGTCAGAGTCGGGGCCTCTTCGCCTTCCGCGAGCTGTGGATTTACGATTTCCCGGAATTTCACCCAGGCATCTCCGGACGGTTCGCGCAGCGTTACCTTTGCGCCATCCCACTCAGGGACCGTAATACCGTCTTTTGTGCGATAGGCTTTCGATGCAGTAAGCGCCACGTCGCGTAGTGAATTCTGTGATGTTTTTTGCGCCATTTCATTTTTCTCTTGTTACATGGTGGAAGGGATAAAAAAGCGGCCGAAGCCGCTCAGGAACCAGACGCGTAAATGCGTTTAGGTTTGCCGCGTACACGCAGAGAATAAGTCGCGCCAACAACGGAAGAGGTTGCAGCAGACCATGAGCTCTGACGAACCTCCACCAGCACGTAGAAACCATTACCAGACGGGAATACCACGCTAAGCGCACGCAGTTCGTCATTTTCGTAAGCGGTCTGGAGTGCCTCCTGTGCTGCTTCATCGCCAACCCAGTTACGGGTAATGCTCATTTCAGCAGGCGCGGCGAGGCCGTTGGTTTGCTCTTGTTCAGTTGAGCAAAGCGTGGTTACGTCAATATCCCCTTTTTGACCGCCCGTGAAGGTGATCTCCTTTGTTGCACAGGCCGCTTCCAGCCAGGTAACACCAGCCCCCGGGAAACCTGAAGCATTAAAATCCTCGGCGGTTACGGGTGCGTCGGAGACGGCAAAGGTCATCCCCTTTGTAACTTCATACTTACTGGTCATGATTTCTCCAGATAAAAAAAAGACCGCCGGAGCGGTCTGTGATGGTGAATGAACTTAAACGATCACCTGAAATTCGAGCGTGGCCCGGTGAAAATGCAGATCAGGTTCATAACCAGGCGTTTTGACAATGTTCTCAGGCTTCAATGTTTGCAGGGCTTCAAGCGCCATATTCCTGATCGTACGCGCTTCAGTGATAGTGCTGGAGTAAACATCGACTTGCACCGAAACGGCGGATTCCGCCTGACCGCAGAGAACGTCAGCGGCCGCCTCGGTAATAATCGAGAAAATTACCCAGGGCGGTGAGACTGAAGGTTTCCCGTCACTGCCGAGCGGTGCAACGTAGGGATAAACCTGCCCTCCGGCCAGCGGTTCCAGCAGAGGATAGAGAGCGTCTTCCGTCATTTGCTTAATGCCTCATCGATGGCCTGGTTCATGCGCCTGATCGCGACCTCTGTCGCCTGCTCCTGTCGGACGTCAAACGCGGGACGAATGAAAGGATGTGGCGGCATGTTGGCAGTTCCCATTTCAACGAATCGCCAGTAAAAGGCGTTTCTCGGGTTATTAGCCTTCATCGTGTTATCGCTGTTGCCGGTGCGCGGGTTAACGCCACGAATATGGACGCCGGAAGAAATTTCCCCGCGGCGGCGGCTTTTTTGGGTAACCACCACCACGTTTTTTTTCAGTTTTCCGGTGCGTACCGGTGCACGTGCGATCACTTCTTCCTTAAGCACTTCCGCGCCGGCGCGCGTGGCATCACGAAGAACCTTATTGTTTTCAGCGCGGCTAAGCGCCTCCAGATCCTTTGCGATGTCATTCAGGCCGGAAAAATCGAGGCTTGTCTCAATCATTTTTCAGCTCCCAGCTTGCACAATATCTCCAGGCGTTCCCCCTTTTCATCGGGTATTGGCGGGCCTATAACGTTAAGGGTTTTGCCTCGGTATGGCCCACTCTGAACCTTTAGCCTGGATGCCGCTGTTATAGTTTCTCCAGATTTTCCGCGAACCCATACCCTGACATCAGCCTGAGCAATTTCGGCACCGGCCGCCATTAATTCTCTTCCGCTCCGACCTCTGATATCTGCGCGGATGGTTTCACAATCTACCCATGTTTCAACAGGCTGGCCTGATTTGTCACGAATATGTACGGGGTTTTGTATCACAATAATTTGTATGAGCTTACCAGCGGATATAGCCATGAATGCCCTCAAATAATTGTTGGAAGACGAAGGTCATGAATCAAAAACGACACAGAAAATGGAAGCTCCCCATGCAGTAAATCTTCCTTGTCAGCCAGATCAGGGTTTCGGTACAGCATGCCCACCAGACGCATCGTAGCAGCCTTCATCCGGCTTAACGCTTCACCTTCGATTAACTTTCCTGTCTCATCAACAACCTTGTCACGGCTTCCCTGTATAAAAGCCAGTAACACAGAACTGGCTTCCTGAATTTTTTCCTTAAGCGGCCCGTCGTCAGCATCATGATCAATGTGCAGGTGATCCTTAATCTCAGCCAGCGTCACAAGTTCAATCACGTTTTATCCCTCCCGTCGCGGCCACGCTTAGCTGCCAGCGTCCAGCCTTTCGAGCCAGCCTCACCCGGCTTGTCCTGCGTCCGTTCGTCGCAGTGCCACAGGGAGCCGCCCCATGTAACCGTGTCGCCGGGAAGATATTCCTGACCGGATTTGAATACGCCCTGATAAATCATTACAGGCACGTCAAAGGATTTGGTTTCACTGGTGCCACTGGTGCGGTTAACCTTCAGGGTGAAGCAACGCTGCTCAGATTGCTGAATATCAATACCCGCCACGCCATCAACAAGACACTCCCAGCCTCGCATGCCATGGGTTTTCTCGTAAGCGCGCCACAGGCCGCCGTTATGCGTTGCATAGCTGCCACGTGGATAGCTTTTCTCTTCATCAATAAAGGGGAGAATTTCAAGAGCCAGCGCGTCCCGACCATCTGCGCCATCCTTACCCGGTTCAGCGGCTGGCATTGCGGATACCGCATCGCTTACGGCCTGCTCAACGAGCTGTTTAAGCATGGAAGGGTCAAAATCCTTACCATCCTTCGGCGTAGGAATTTCTGCCACGGCATTCCTGACCAGCTCCTGAATCATCGGCTGGACGTCTTCAGGCGTGACGCTTTTACCGTCGCGCGGTGCCGGGATTGCAGCTACCGCATCGCTGACCATAGCGGCAATATCCGGCAATCCTGGTGCTGTCGGTGCAGGTAAATGAGCGATGGCCGCCTTTACCATGCTCTCAATGTCGGGATCGGGCGCATTGCTGATTTCTTCAACCTGCTTTGCGAGCCTCGATAGCTTTTCTTCATATTCCTCTCGCTGCGCCTGAAGGTTTTTACTGAAGCTGTCACGCATTTCAGCGAGAACCTGACCAAATTCCTCACCCAGCACCTTTATCAGGGATAGTTCGCGTTCGTTCATTTTGTAAGAAATCCTCTGATCATGGCTTTGGCCGCCGATTGCTCGGCGTCGGTTAAAGCCTTTCCTTCATTCCCGGAGGTTGAAGACTGTGACGAACTGCTTTTACCGAAGGGATCATCCGAAGCATCACGGCGCGCCAGCGCCTCAAGGCTGAAATTCTGCTGCTGTAGGTAAAGAGAATCACCGCCGGCCAGCGGGGGAAGGTTCTCACTTTTTCGCGCTTCGTTTGGTGTGAGGATGGTATTTTTTACCCCCTCGCCCAGGGATTTGATACGGCGTTCACTGTCCATACGCAGCAGCGCATTAACGTCAAACTCAGTTCCTGTATCGCCTTCAAGCTCAAACGCTTCATCCAGCAGCAATTCGATGGATTCAATCAGGGACTGAAGACACTGCGAGTAATACTGCTGATCCTGCGCCTCAATATTGTCATGTGTCGGCAGCTCACCGATGCCAACCTTATAAGCTGGCACGTGAAACACGGAACAGACAATCTGCGCGGTCATGCGGAGCTGTTCGACAGTCTGCGCATCAGCAGCTGAGACCGTACGGGGAACATATTTCGCACCATTGCTCAGAATGGCGGTTTTACCCGCATTTTCCCCGGTATAACCAGTGTCCCAGTTTTCTTTGATCTTCCTGGCGTTCTCTTCCGTAATCGAGCCCGGAACCTCGATAACTCCGCTAGGTTTCCCACCATTGCGGAAAAAGTACGCCGAGCTTTCCTGAATATGGTGACCCTGCATTGCAGCCAGACCAGCAGCATAAATTGGGGAAAGACCAATAAGGGGATGGAACAGACAGTTGAACCTATCGTGAATAACCTCTCGTGCCGGTACTGTCACAGTTGAATCAATGCCCGCCATGTTATCCGGGTTGATCTGGTAGAAGACAGATCCATCATCAGCCACCAGCGGCGTAACCTTGTTCCAGTCCAGCAGCCTCAGCTCAGTTATTTCACCGCGATTGTTCCGGATCTTGAGCGCAACGGTATTGCCTTCGCACAGCTTGGAATTCAGCCAGTGCTCAAAGAACTGGATGCGATTCTGAAAGGCATTTGGCCTGGAATACAGCGCGGCTATCTTCCCGGTTTTAATTTCCCTCCGAACGCCGTTTGAATCCAGTTTCATCAGGCGCGGAGGCATTTTAGCAATATCACTTGCGATCAGAGATATGCAGGAAAAAACAGCATAATAGGAGAGAACCGTTTTGGGTCTAATTTCCATGTTCTGCTGCCAGGCCCCGGCGAAGGGTTCATGGACATAACTGAACATTGGCGTCCAGCCGCCACGGCTGACAGGCTGCTGTAGATTTTTGATTTGCCCCTCTTTTCTTCGGAAAGGATTCCACATTAGCCGTTCTCCGCTTTACGCTTATTCTTCCTCACCCCGGTAGTTACCTCGGTGAAATATTCAGCCTTACCGAGCAGCACCAGCACCCTTGCGCACCGATCGTCCACGGCCTTTATGTCTCCCGTAACAGAGTCATGTGTGCGTTGCAGATATCTGATTTTTGCCATGCAATATGGCGGGGATTCCCCCGCCCTCCTACGGTAATTAGCTGCCTGCGCCAGCGCCGTAGTTGACGCCGGAAATCACCGCTACTGCGGCAGTACGGCGACGCTTCCAGTTGATCCAGCGCTCGGCACGAATAGCCACGCTGTTCGTCTGGAACATGGAAACCAGCTCGGTACCAGTTGGTGTAATGCTGTCACCAGCCGGATCGCTTTCCATTTCCAGAGACGCTTCGCGGGACATATCGACCGCCACGCCACCATCATCAGCGAGGTAGATATCCGGTGCGTTTACCAGCACCAGCTGGTTGCCAACGTACTGAGAGACAATCACTGGAAGGCCCTGGAAAGTACCGCCCAGTAGGGTCATTTCCGGGTACTCCTTCTGGCCCAGCGCATTCTTGCGCATGGACAGTGCCAGTGCCGTAGTGCTGGACATCAGCCAGACAGCACCGTTCGGCTGAAGGTTGGCCGCAACAAACACGCCAAATGCCGCAGCCGCGTCGTCATCCGGGTTTCCGGTAGACGGGACGGCGGTAATGCCGTTGGTAATGGACGCCGGAGAGACGTTGGCAACCTCAGCTTTTGATGGGCTGATGAAGTCCGTATCAAGACGGGCAATGACCGCTTCTGCCAGCGCATTACGCACCAGTGCATCAGCTGCCGGATTGGAGAATCGGATCAGCTCATCGGTCAGCACCGCAATAGCTGCGACTTTGGCGAAGCTGAACGTGATGGACTCAAAGTCGAATTTGGTCAGCGGCTTGGCCTTACCCTGACCTACCCAGCTTGCAGATCCGCCGGAAGTTTGTGCCGGAATGCGAATGTTGAACGGGACCTGACGCAGGGCAGGAATACCACCCTGACCGAAACGACCGATAATGGTCTGCGGGCGGAGGAATTCAACAAAATCATTTGCATATTCCTGATACTCCACCAGCGCACCAGCCCACTGAGGATCGGTCGTTGTGCCAGCACCAACAGCGGCTTTCAGCACATGGTGAAGTTTCGCATCATCCGGGTACTGCTTACGTGCAATTTCCAGCGCTTCAGAACGGCTGCCGTTTGCCGCCGCCAGTGCCTTGGCAAAACGGGCAAAGGCGATACCTTTCTCCAGATTTTGCTCAACGCGAATGATCCCCGGCGCGTTTGCTTTAACGGTGGTGACTTCGCCATTGGCTGCTTTAGATACCGGCTTTGCAGTCGATGCCAGATTGCTTTCCATGTCGCGCAGTCGTTTGAGGTGCGCATCAACTGATTTAATTTCTGCGGATGTGTTGTCATAGCTCTCTTCTTCTTCAGCGTCCAGGGTGCGTCCCTCTTCAGCCGCCTTTGACATCACTTCATCAAGTGATGCGGCCAGCGCTGCACGCTTCGCTTCAAAGCTCTTGATTTGTTCTGCGATATTCATCGAAATGTTTCCTTTTTTGGTTTTGGGTGCTGTAGCGCCAGCGGTTTTAGAGGTTTTCACTACCGGTTTCTCATTGCCTGACGCGGCGAGAAACTGGCGATTGAAAGATTTAACGGTCTGGATGGAGCATTCGGCATTGGCCGGAATGGTCACTGCCGAGACCTCAAGCAGGTCCCAGGACAAAAAGCGAATACCGCCTTCATCCAGGAAGGAATACTCAATTGGGCGGAACCCAATCGACAGGCCGCGTACCAGCCCCGCCTTAATCGAAGCCCACGCTTCATCAAGACGTGCGATCAGCTGTGATGGCATGTCGGAGGTTGGTTTCACGAGTTTTGCGGTTATCTGCAACCCCTCTTTCACCATTTTTGGCGTGCAGGTGCCAATAGGCTGAGAGCGGTCGTGCTGCCAGAGGAACGGCGTATCGCTACGGAATTTCGCCCCCTCCGGCTCCATAATGTCACCGTCACGATCGGGAGACGGTGTTGAGGCGATGCCGGTGATAATCCGCTCATCCTCATTTACCGACTTAACCGTCATGAGGGTGCAGGCGCGTTTAAGCGTCATTTGCTGGCCTCCAGAAATGAAAAAACCCGCATGCGCGGGCCATTAACTGACGTGTGTGTTAAACGAAAAATACCTGGTAGTCTTTTTTGACCGGTTCGGGGTTAAGAGCCATTAACGTAACGGCGTTGAATGTGGCCATAAGAGGGTCAATTTTCCCCTTCCCGCTGGCCTGTTTGGTGATGAGTATGGCGTTACCTTTCGGCTCTACACGGGCGTTGCCTACGCACCATGCCATCAGAAGCTGACCACCATGAAGCAGAACACCTTCAGCCAGCTTTCGCTCGGTAGTCTTAATGGCGCCGCCGAGTTTCCAGCCCTGGCTGACCCCGGTTACAGCCTCATCAGGAATGCCTGCCTCACTGAGCGCATCAAGAATTTGCCCGACCTCAGAAGGGTCAATCCCGATTTTGTCCAGCAGTTCGGCTTCATAAATCCGGCTGACATACTCTGCAACCTGCTCAACATCCTCGCCCACCCGCTTAACGATCGTCAGGTCACCGGCCCTCTCAAAATCCTTTAATTTTGAAATTTCGCTCTTTCGTCTTTCCAGGGCGATGGTATGCGCCCATGCATGACACCAGCATAACCATTCGCGAGTCTGGCGATCGCGCCCGATAACGGCCAAGCCAAGAAGGTCATCGAGACCACCGCCATCTATACCAACTGTGACCACCTCAGAGCGGCGCAGAATATCTTCAAAAGTGACGCGCCTTGCCTGTTGCTCCCAGAAATCCGCCCCTGCCCATCGGTCAGCGCGCAGGGCGAGACCAATTTCAACGTTGGCGTGCTTGGACATAAAGCCACGGAAGTCTTCTTCCCCGGCCTCTTTCGCTTTGTTGTATTCACGGTAAAGAAACTGCTCGTCAACGGAGTAACCCAGGTTGGGGTTAACCATCGCGAGGTTATCCAGAAGAAGATGCTCTCCGCTGGCAACCATTTCCGGTGGATGCTCAAATATCACCGGAAGAAAATGCGGGTCGTGAATTTTTCCGTCGCGAACGTCACGGGCGTACTGTAACTTTTTCTTAAACACACCAGCAGGCGGTTCGTTGGACTGCGTGGTTGTGTACATCACAAAGCCTTCCGGTCGTGATGCCATGCCACCGACTGCCTCGCGCAGCATATCTTCGGAGTTATGTTGCTTGCCAAAAAGCCACAACTCGTCAATGAGCGTGCCGACAGATTTAATCCCCGATACGGTGTTGGGGTCGGCGGCCACCACTTTCAGCGTCGTGTCCGTTCCCCTGTGGGTGATGGTCCTGATGTGTGTCTGCACCTGACAGAGGTCATCCAGATCATCATCCCGCTTTACCATATCGCGCGCCGGGTTAAAGGCGTTTGTCGCCACCTCTACAGTCGGGGCGATGATGGTGTACCCGGCAGCCTGACGCCAGTTGAGCAGCAAGGCCGTCATCATTATCCCGGCGGCCAGTGTAGACTTGGAGTTTTTTTTGGGGATCAGTACAAACACTTCTGTAATGTGTCTGCGGCCGGTTTCGGCATCATATGAGCCGAACAGCGCGGCAACGAGATCGAAAACCCACTGTGCGCAGGACTCACCGAAAGTTGGCGATCCTGGAGCATCAACGATTTTCAGTTGCCTGAAAACGTTCAGGGCTATTTCAGCCTGCTCCGGGTAAATCGGGGCAGGAATAATAGACTGGCCTTTCTTCAGGCGCTCCGCCCAGTCAGGGCAGGCAGTTGTCCACTCCGGCATCATGTATTCCCGCGATTGTTAACCACCAGTTTCGGCGGCTGCTGAATTGCGAACTTATTGGCCGCTTTTTTGGCAGCCTCAGCTTTTGCATCCTTCTTACCGCCCTCACCTTTCTTCTGATGCATATAAGGCAGCATGGCCTTTGCAGCATCTTTCCTGGTTTCGATTTCGTAACCAACGTTGTTCATAACCGATTTCAGGAAGTCGAGAGGGTCTTCATACTCACCGGCGGACGATGCCGCAGGAGGTCGTTTTTCTTCAGGCGTGTTTACTGCTGGGGTATAAACATTCCTGCGATACGCAGGTTCGTCATCCACCTCAACTTTTTCTCGTTTTTTCCGCTCAATAAACGCGATGACCTCCGGGTCTTTAGCAAGCTGCGACCCCTTGGAACGCGCGGATTTTTCAGAATATCCCGCCTTTATTGCCGCATCCTTCTGAGACATCCCGGACATCAGCGCGAGAGCATATTTCCGCTTCTGCGCTGTTAACATGTTTACACCCTCCAGAGGGGGATTTTTTCTGCGAATGAGAGGGGGAGCGGTGTCCAGGGCGATCGATGTTTACTCTGGATGATCCCCCCCCGGGGTTGGCAGGCCTCAGAGCCCTACAAACCCTGATTCCTGATCGCCATCATGCACCTTATGCTTCAGGGCTTGTTCATCAGGCTGACCAGTAGCGGCTTCACGTGCAGACTTACCTGCATGACATTCAGTGCAGAGCATCCACAGGTTGTGCTCCGAGTTATCGCCTCCGAACTGAAGCGCGATACGGTGGTCGAGTTCACTGTCAGTCAAATCAACAACCCGATTACACATACAGCAGCGACCACTGTCACGCGCATAGATACGGCGCTTCAAACTCACCCTTGCACTTCCACTTATCCGGCGCTGCTCACCGTAGATTGGCTTGATGCGTCGCGTATCAATGGCTTTCAGGCGTGGCTTTAACGTTGATAGCTTAGACATGCAACCTCCACGCCCGGCGGCGTTCTGTACGTGGCGCTGAGTCAGGGTGATGCTCTACCGTTTCACCATCTGCATGGTCCACCAGCGAGTAACACGGATAGATCACTGAGCCACCCCATGCATCACCCACAGCGTAATCGGCGGGTTTGCTGTTATCCCAACGGGATAGCACGCGATGCACATGCTCAGGCGGGACGCTATAGCAAACGCCATGAATGAGTCTCGACAGCGTGATGTAATCAGCGCGTGTCTTATCAGCCACGATTAGCCGCTCAGCAATCTGCATTTGATATTGTGGAGGCCGCCCGGTACCGAGATAAAAGCTCAGCATGTCGTCAGGGAAACGAGCCAGCCAGTCAGTTATCTTTTCGGTGAATCCATGTACCGGCAGCGCGTCATCTTCCAACACTACTACCCGGCAGGCTTGTTCTGCTGCCCACTCCAGCGCGCGTCGGTGATTCCAGTTAGCGCCGTGGTTACAGTCATCAATCAGCAGAAGAGCATCCAGCATCGCAGCGAGACGTTGTGCATGTTCTAAGCGGGTGTGATGGCCAACAACGCAGAACTTAATATCTGTCAGCATCATTATGGGTAAACACCTTATTACGGGCTCGTCGTACGGCTTCAGCAGCTTCCTCAAGATCATCGAAGAAGCCTACGCAGTGCGCCTTTCTGTTGTGGCTGTAGTACGCATGCCATTTGCCAACCTGAGGATTCCATCTAACCCCGCGCTTCCCAGAAGAATTCCTTGTGATAGCGGGCCCCTCTCGGTTTTCGCTATTTTGCTTTGGAGTTACGAGTCTGAGGTGGGAGGGATTAACGCATAGAGTGTTATGACACTTATGGTCCACGAGCATGCCAGGCGGAATATCACCATGCTTCAGAAACCATGAAAGACGATGAGAAGACCAAAAAACACGACCTGCTGGAGTTCTCGGCCCCGCTATTTTCCCGTATATCTGAGGTTTGATATGTCTTCCGCCACCAGGTTGAATGGTTGCGCCGAGCCAAATCCAGCACTCATCGTCACCACGCTTATCAACCTTTTCCCAGAATCTTTCCTCAATGGGTCTTTTTTTAGGCATAGAAAACCCTTCCACGAAAAGGAATAATGAAATTCAATAGAGGTTACTTATGGCGCCAGAAAGCTACTTCTTTCCCTAGCCCTTCAGACTTAAACACTGTGTGGATGCGCGGGCCGGTGATAATGCTATCGCCAAACGATTTAGCAACAATGCCAAAAGCGATCATATCCCCCACCGCGGCGCCAGCCTGTTCTTTCTTCCAGAAACGATAACTCTCGATCCGGTAGTAAAGACGGACGATGCCGTGAGCGAACGCCATCACATCAGCGCGGGTACCACCCAGCAGCCCAGCGTTTAGCATCACATCGTTGCGATGCTCTTCAATGAACTCCTGATAGATGCGCTCCGGATGATTCTGCTTTGCCCAGGTATCAGCGTAGGTCTTTGGTTCAGAACCGACGTACACCTTCCCTGCCTCCATTTCTTCCCACGGCGCGCGAAGCATTTCGACATCGGTACCATCTGTACACCAGACGAACCGGTATTCAGGGTGATCTCGCAGGTGCTGCCAGATGTGCAACCAGCGACGAAAGTAGACATTCATCTTCACGTCAGGAACGCGGTATAACTCGACGTCTTCCGGGGCTGCATGCAGCTCATCCACCAGCGCTATGCGGCCACAATTCCGAAGTGATGAGGCCCATTTAGCCAGCATGCCAGGCGAGGCCGCCATTTTTGTGCCGCGCTGCGGGTCGGGCTGACTGGTGAGCAGCGTTGTGATAACCACGTCGCGCTGCTGGCGGTATTCAACATAACCAGTAAACCCGGAATCACGCCGTTCGTTATGGATCTTCACGTTACGTTCCACCAGCGCCTGTCGGTCGGGACGCGGTACCGAACGCTCTACGGCTTCATGCTCATCGAGAGAATGAATCAGCTTTTCTGAACCGACCACATCACCGTAAGCCCACGTAGTCAGTCCTGCGTTATGGATGCGCAAGGCGAGATCGCTGTGCTCGTACATGCCGCGACCGTATACCGGATCGAAACCGCCAACCTTCTCGATAGCGCTACGGTGGTAATACAGCATCACGCCGCGCTGCCCGGTGTAAGCGATGTGCTTATCATCCCGGTACAGGACCGCCATATCCTTCAGCTTATTCGTCCCTGCCAGATCGAGAAACTGGTAAGCCAGGTGCGGTTCGGGTGATTCGATGTATGGCAAGTGCCAGTTATCAGCGATGGGCCAGGCGTCATCGTCCCAAAGGAAGAGATGCTCACATCCGGCATCCATCAGGGCTGACAGGCTGGCGTTCTTCGAAGCGACAATGCCGAGTGATGTTTCATGGCGAAGTAGCTGCACGCCGTCAGGCACTACTGCGGCAGGTTTTGAACCATCATCGACTACCACCACCAGCGCGCCGGCTGGCAGATGTTTAATGTGCTGCTCAATGGCGCGGTTTAAAACGTCTGGCCGGTTGTGGGTAGTGATGGCAATGCCAATCCGTGACGCTGAAGCGCAGGCAGGCACATACGGGACACCATCAATAGTGACCTGCATTTGATTTTCCTTTTAGACGTGAGCCTGTCGCACGGCAAAGTCGCCGAAAGTTAACGGTTTGCCCAGGCTCACAGCTGAAAGACTTTCTTTGATGTGCGCGTGCGATGCACAACAAAAAGGCCGCCTAAGCGACCTTTGATTTTTTAACGAGATCCACCGCCTCCGGGGCGGGAATCAGCAGATCGTCCACCACAGCGAGAACCATCGCTTGCGGTATCTGAGTCATGTTGACAGTTACCTGCATACGCTTGAGTTGTTGCACCCAGAGACATCAGAATAAAAAGAACAGCCAGTACCTTTTTCATTGTGCTTACCATGTGTAGGCCATCATTTGACGGCGCGTTTATCATAGTACTTTTTCTTCATGCACGAAAACCCTCCAACGAGTGACTAAAGAATTTAATGCTCGTGTGAGCCGCTTGATAACTTGTAGCGGGATAGTGCTACTTTTTCTGCGGCTGCGATGAGTGCAAGAAAATTCTTAAAGCGTCCACTTGCGCTTGAAAGCAAAATGACACAGGTCATTATTAATATCCTCTGAGCTGGCTCCTACCAACGCCAGAGGGTGTAGTACCTTAAAACGAAATAAGCCGTATAAGTTGCCCTCCAGTGGAGGGCTATTTTTTTACCATTATCAAGCCCACCAGCAGGTGAGCTTTGTAATGGCTACGAATCCACCGCGTTATGCAGTGCTTCCTGACTGGCAATATGCTCGTAACGAGAAACCGTCTTTCCGTTCTGGTTCATCACGTAGGCGACCTCGCCGGGTTTCAGGAATACATTTTTGTCCATTCCCGAGACAGCAATACTCTGCTGGTTAGGATTGAAACCAACGCTCAGACCGCAATGAATCTCTTCGCCGCCGCCAAGTGACATTACTTTTACTGTTAACATGCTTCTTCTCCTGCTTCTTCTGGGAATAAAAAAGGCCGCCCATTGGCAGCCTTTTGACGTTAGAGATGTTACTTATGAGGTATGACATGGTTTACAGCAGTAGTAACACCCGTTTGATTTTGAATAATGCTTCTTAGCTTCCGTGACAGCTGGACGACATGTGTCGAAGATACCAAGGTAAATGCGATTCTCTGTCGCAGGCATAAATGCGCATCCTGTAACGTGTACCTCGTGGTCGCCGTTTGCCTGAGCATTTTTATTTACGTAATAGAACTGTCCCATTTTTAAAATCCCAGAGTGACGCTGCTTCTTGCAGCACCTGAGATGTTAATAATCTTGTAGCTTCAAAGTTACGATATATCCTTAAACTTTGAGCTAGTTCACTTTGGCCAATTGATAAAAAACATAAATCCGATGAAAGCGAATAGCAGTCCAGCAGCTCCAGCAATAACGATTAAAGCCCAAACAAGAATTGTTCCGATGGTTGCAATCACTTGGACCTCACTTCCTTTGGATTCTGACAGTTAGCCTGCCACGCTTTGTTATGAGCCAGGATGTCTTTCTTCGTCTGGCGGTCCATAACGTCAATATCGTGATCGGTCAGGTAGATCGGTTTTACCCAGTCACAAGCGGTATCAACCACCACCGGGACGCTTCCACGTGTCCCGCAGCTCGCGATCAACATCGTCGCCAGGCATATGGTTAACAGTCTGCTGTACATTGCTGGCCTCTTTCGTTG